ATCTCCTTCTCTTGATACGGGGTGAGTTCTAAAACATTTAGATCTTTTCCCCAAACTGCAAGATATTCTTCGTAGGTAGCTTGATCTACCCAATCTTCTTCTATTGTACCAACACCAGAGTTAAAAACTGTTTTAAGATGACCTTTCCATTCGTTAGGGTCAAAAAAAAAATCTAAACATGATCCACACTTGTCACATATTACTTCGCACCAAGAAAAAGCTGGTTGACGAACAAATACGTGCAAAATGGTGTTAGCCTCTGTAAGAACATTCTTATTATCACAATTATCACAATCTATCACTGCACGTTTCATGTTCACCTCCTTAGGTTGTGGAGCAGTTTCAGTCATGCTCAGGACTCCTGGGAGGTTTATTTAGGCTCAATGCCATCGTCGCTTTCATTCCACAATCGCATTTGCCAATACCTGGCAGCTTCCTCAGCCAGGGCTTTTTCCCTGACTTTTTTTTCATACCTTGCGAGCCTGCGCTCTAGTCGGTCAATGATGTCGTCGGTGATACTCATCACTTCTCCTTTGGTTCAATGTCTTGCTTACCCACTGCTATTTTGCAATGAGACTTTGTACAACCTCTGGTAAAGCAGTCACTGATTTGCTGTGACATAAAGTCGTGGTTTGGCTTGCCACCGGGTGTTTCACGGTCTTGTGCGTGTATCTCACTGTGTTCTTCATGAGTGATAAGCCTGATATTACATGGTAAGTTGCGGAATACTCTTGAGAGTTTGCCGTTAATGTAATTCTTCTTTGGCCAATACAGATGGTGTTTTTCAAAGCGTATCATTTTGAGCCTGCTTGAGGTCGTCAATCTGATTATTGACATCAACTAATTGGTCTCGAAAGTGTTGCTCCTGCTTTTCAAGTTCCTTGCGGGACTCTCTGATATCTGCCAGCCTACAAATTACAAATGTACGCCAGGCTTCAAGTTGAATTTTGGTAGTCACATTGCCTCCAGGTTCTCAATCATTATCCGGATACTTTTGCGTATACGCTCAAGATTATGAATGTCTAGTGTGAGTTTTTGTATCTCACGAAAGGCACCTTCAATATCGATGCTTAAGGCTTTAAGCTCTGTCTGAAGTATTTCTAATTGTTCTTCAGGGTCGAACAGCATAATTTCTCCTTTTGGTAGGTTTCAAGGTGCTTGGTCGAGCTGGCAAGAGTTGCACTTGCGTCTCTCACATTATGAGTGAGTGTGTTCTTTACACTACAGCCCGAGAAGAGGCTAGTTTGAATACTTAGCCGGGTATTTTATGCTGTATATAGTTTGCCATTATACATGGCTTTGCCATTATGTATATGCACTCCGTAAACGTGGAAGTCACCATTGCCCTCTTCGTAGTGGACAATACCTATTCCCTGTTGCCAGTTCTCATATCTTGTAACTGGCTTGCCCCACTCGTCGGTTCCGCCGTTCGTCGATGGTACTGTACCATCAATTCTAGCTAAAGTTCCGGGAGTAAAGGCTAATCTTGTTTTGAAACCGTCTTTGACATTAACGGTCTTATACTGAAGCTCCATGCGGTGAACGTGTCCAAAGATAGTAGAAACCCTATCATCAGCTACCACTGCCATCGCTGTAGAGCCGTTTGAACGCACTTTAACGCCGTGGATGCACTTGAGGTTATCATTAATCCAATACTCGCCTGCAGGGTATCCATCGATGTACTCAACGTTAAGTTCATCTAGTCTTAGCAGGAACGGAACAGAAAGCACTGGCCAATTGTCTGGCTTTTCGGCTCGGTGCAACCCAAACGCCGCTGAGGCATTTGTGATAATCGACTTATTGATTCGAATATCATGGTTACCGGCAATCAGTGTAACTTTGGCATTTGGAGCTGAGACACGTTGCTCAACTAGGAAACGATAGCCACGGTTGATAGCCTTCTGAGTTGTCAGAGCAAAGGTTGGTTCTTGAATAAACCTAGAAAAACTAGGAAAATCTAGGAAGTCACCCAGGTTAATTATCTGGTCTGGTGCAACATCAGCAATTATCTGCAATGCAATCGACATAGCTTTCTCGTCGTGAAACGGATCTAGCGTGTCTTCTACCAAATCTCTACGAAACCCAATTTGTGGGTCTGGCAGAATAATCGCAGTCTTCACTTTAGACTTGCTTGCTTTTTGCTTTGGCAACTTGATTAACACTTGAGCAGCCTGTTGAATTACTGGCCACTTGGGGCCATCACTGAAAGCTGGATCTAGTACTAACTGCACACCTTGATTATCGTGTGCTTCTGCTTCACCATCGGCGTTTTTAATAGTAGTAGTCCAAGTGCTTACTCTGATACTTTTCACCATTCCAATAAGCTCTGGCTCAACATTGTTTTTCTTGAGAGCCTCGATAAGCTTGTCTGCTACCACTCGCCACTGGCCGTCTTCTCTCACAGCGCCATCACTAGTTTTGTTAAGTCCTATTCGACGACGACGTGACCTTACAGCTCCAGGAGTTATCCCCAAAGCCTTTGCAATTTCCACATCTGTAGACTCTATATGAGCCTTAATATACTCGTTCGCATCCATGGTTCACCCTCCATTTCTTGTAAAGATACTACCCATTTGGGTACACTTTTAGTCTAGTCCCTTTACAGCATTTAATAAGTCTATAAGTTCAAAGTCTTTATACTTTTTTGGCGTTGCATAACGCAGGTGCAGTTCATCCCACTTATCTTTGCCAAACTTCATTATGTACCAATTATTATATGGGTATGCGTCGTGCTCGTGACGGAAGTTACACCCCCAACATTGGCAGTGACAATTACCATCTTTGCTTGTATCCCACCTTGTAGAGTAGGCTACCCGGCTGAATACGTGGCCATTGCTTAGCTTGTCAGTTGATCCGCAGACTACGCAGGCCTTATCTCTATTTCGTATGTATGAAGAAACCGCCACATCAAGTTTCTTTACGAGAGACTTTCGTGACGGTTTTTTCATTAGTACCAGTGCCTTGAGTTCCAGAATGCTACTGCACCAGACCAGCCACCGTATCGAGAGTTGACATATCCTGTCATAGCTCTTAGGGCTGCTACTGGGTCGTTCCAAGCTCCAGCCCACTTACCACATGGCAATTGTTGGCCTAGTCCGCAAGCTCCTGAGCTTTTATTGACGGCGTTAGGATTCCAACCTGATTCTCGTGTGACTATGCTGTCTACGTTAACCCACTCGCTTTCAGGTATGCCAGCTTGTGCCATCCAGTCCGCTTTAGTGCCGGTTACTGAAGAAGCTTGAGCCTTTGGTGTTACTGCTTGTAATGCAGCTTCAGCAGCTTGTGCAATTTTAGATTCTTTTTTTAATTTTACTTGTAGTTTTAATTCGTCTATTTGTTGTTGAAGTTTTTGTTGTGTATCAGTTTGTTTTTGCGTGTCGATTTGTTTAAGGTTTTGCTCGGCGTGGATCATTTGCTCTAATTTAGATTGATTTGCACTTTGAGTTCTAAACATTCTTACGACCGCTGTTGTGGTGAGTGTGATCACCATTGCTAATAGTATTACTACTAAAGCCTTTTGTTTGTTACTTATATACACTCCTTTATTAACGTTAGGTATTATACCTAATTTACTTTTGGATAAGGATTTCTTTTGCTTTTGTGAAGCCATCGAGTTGTCCTTGTGTTTTTTGGTATTCGCCATATTTCAATACTGCTGCTGTGCCGGCAAGTAATACTATCCAAACGATTGAAGTTAGTATGATTATTTTGATACGTTCTTTTTTCATTGTGTTCACCCTTCTTTTAATTTTGTTACGCTTACCATTATAGCAAAGCATAAGCGTGATGTCAATACTTTAATACTATGAAGGCCAATACTATCATTACAACTATTATTATTAACAGGTCAATCACTCACATCACATCCTTAATTTAATTGCCACCATTTCTTCTTAACTACCATACGCCTAAACTTAATTATCTGTCTTTTGAGTACTGGCGTACAATCTATTTTATTGATACTCTCGTTGCGTCTACCGAAGTCTGCTCGTTTGTAGTGCCGAATCATTATCGGATAGACCCTACTCAATTTGTTTCCTCAATACATTTCTGTACATTATTTGCACTAGTTCTACATATGGTATCTACCGATATATTCACCAATTGTAGCAACAGCCCCGTCAAGGTCACGGCTATTATAAGAAAGATCAATACTAGTATTATCTTCATTGTCACCCTCCACTTTCTTTACGCTTCGGCACATTACACACCGAGCGTACTCAGTATAATTGTGCCAGAACTTGTTATATAATCTATGTTTGCAATTTAGCATTTTTTACTCTAGGTCGTGATCCACCCTTTGATCCAGCAATTTTAGCTCGTTCTAGTCCGGTAAGACCATCATCGCCAATAACGTTGGAAGCAAAGCCACCTGTTCTTGATTTACTGCCACCCATTCTACCAATGTTCTTGTAGAAATCTTCTCCATATTTTTCTTTGTTTGTTTTAGCAGCCTTCAGGCCACCTTCTCGTACTCCGCTCATTCTATATCCTCCTTTAATTTGTTTATTATTTTATCCATAACTTCACGATAGTAAATATCAAAAGTCTTCTGTTTGTTAGTATTCTTGTCCCAATGCACCCATACAACGTTTCTGAGGCGCTGTGAGGGGCTTTTCTCATCAATACCTGAGTCTATCTCAACGTCAGGTATGTCGCTTTGTGTGACCTCTCTGTCGCTGTATACGAACCAGCCTTGTGTTCCCCGGAGTCTCATTATCTTGGCTTCGTCTTCGGCAATTAACTCTTTTGTAGTGTCTACTCGCAACTTAAGTGTGCGATCAGCCATAGTTTCGACTTTGACTATTGTACTGGGAACTGCAAATATCTTATCCATTGCTTAACTTGTCTTTGATAAATTGTACAGCGTAAATTATAAAAACAACTATTAACATTATTATTCGTATAATTATAGCAAAACAAAGACTGAATACTGCTAATATGCCACAGACTATAAATATAATTGTTAATGTTTCTATAATATTTGGTTGATATGATTCAATCATTATATTGCCTTTCATTGCTTAATGTTTCTTCTATCTGACTTCTAAGTGAGTCATACTCGTTTCTTTTGTTTTTGTACATCTCATACAAGATGTTCATCTCACCCTTACTTTGTACTGCTTGGCTGAGCAAACTCTGGAAGCTCTGGGTGTCGCCAGTAGAGTCGCTTTCTACTATCTTTGTCATAGTGCATACCATATCCTTTCATCACCGGTGGTTTAAGTTCAGACATTGTAACTATATTTGCTTCTAAGTTGTACAGGTATCTGCCTATCCCCCACTGTACTGCACAACGTTTCATTGCATTACTGAGACCGCCTTTGGTAGCTTCGATGTTTGTTTTGTCGGCACCGTCCCATTTAGTGATTGGTACTTCTCTAGCGTGTACTGTGATACCGCAAAGTATTCCACCGTCCGGCGCTTCTTTGTATTCATTAGACCAGCCTTCTATACCGAAGACTTCATCTAAGCGATCCATAATAGCTCTGTTAGTGACATAAGCTAGTACTAAAGCCCAATGCTTGCCGTTAGAGTTGCCACTGTTTTGCACTCGCCACTCAATATCTTCTGGAGAGAATGGTTCTTTTAGTTTGGTTTCTAACTCTCTAAAGTTTTCCATTACTCGTCCTTAGCTTGTGAGTCGTAGTCTGGCTCTGAGTATATTTCCCATTGCTTTTCTACTTCTGCCTCAACATCTTGCTCAATGCGATTGCACTGACTGACTATAGAGTTAATATCATAGTCACTTGTCTGAGATATAACTTCATCATCTATGGTAGCGATAAGTGTGTATCTAATGTCTAAGCCGTCCCGGTAGTCTAGTATTCTATCTTCCATTACTGAGCTCCTAAATAGTTAGCTAACAGTACTTCTTCTGCCAATGGTCCTGGCATACCTTGATCGTTTTCTAGTACGTCTATACCGTGTGCAAACTCTTCAGTCTTTACAATTTGATTTGATGCTTCGCTATAGCTAAGTAAGCCATTACGATAGTTTTCTATGATATTTTTCATTTGTTCACTCCCTTTAATTACGATAGTAAGCTCAGGCTATTGCCTTTTTAGGTATAATGGCTGGCGTCCCACATATTGCCAAGCCCTTTGCGTTACTTATCACTCTCTATGCTACGCTTGTGGTTAGCGTAAGTCAATACCTTTTTATGACTTTTTTGCATTCTGTTATAATACCCTTGCCCATAGGTTACGATCTCCGATTGTTCACCCACCTGTGGGCTTTTTGTTGCTTAAAAATTACTTATTATAAAAACACTTGACACTATAGTGCTTGCGGTCTAGTATTGAATATAACTACCAAGATTTGCGTCTAGGTAGTCACACAAACACTCTGCAGAGTTATCAACTAAATAAAAAAATCGCCACCGGTTAGAGTGACGACCCAAGATTTGCGTTACTTAAATTATAGGCGGTTGGATAAGGAGTGTCAAGTGTTTTCAACCCAAGAAATAATCAAAAACAAAAAAACAATGTTAGAAGCTAACAATGTTAAGAAGTTAGAAACTAACAATGTTAAGAACAATGTTAACAATGTTAATAACAATGTTGTTAATAAATTAACTAACAATGTCAATCACAGAAAAGTAGAAGATATAGCCAAACAGTTAGTAGAAAGATTGAACGCAACTAATTCTTATAAGTTATTCTGCAGTATTGCATATAAAAACGATGAGCAACTGATATGGCGGTTAGTAGGTGAAGTCTTAGAGAAGAAAGATATACACAACAAAGGGGGGTATTTTGTATCACTCATCAAAGTATACGGTAGCTTATAGTAGGAATCAGGTATAATAGATACATAATCAGGAAATGTAATAAATGAACAACTTAGACGGATTTGAAGATCTACCCATAGGCTTTTTACAGGCAATGTATGAGTTTTATATGTCGATAGAAGGCAACCCCCCTAATAGTTTATTACAAACATCTATTGGTGACATACCAGAAGATTTACGTAGTCCAATAATCAAAGGCCACTACTTTACTTTACCCACACCTTTACCCACACCAATACAACCCAGCGATATATTCTCACTAGGTGAGAAGCTAGGTTTAGATAATTACAAAATACTTAGCATAGTAGCCAGAAGAGGTCTCAATGGCAAAAGGTAAGGTAGGTAAACCCACTGTAATGACACCGGAAGTACTATCTAATCTTAAAGAAGCATATCTAATGGGATGTTCAACTTCGGAAGCTGCTGCTTTTACGGATATTAGCCAAACAACATTATATGAGTATTTAACCAAAAATCCTGAATATGCGGAAAAAGTAGAGGCCTGGAAACTATCCCCATTTCTTAAAGCTAAAAGAACTATTATAGATAGCCTAGATGATACTAAGAATGCACAATGGTATTTAGAACGTAGAGCCAAAGAGTTCAAACCCAAACAGGATATGACAACCAACGATAAAGACTTACCCACACCTATATTAAATGGAATAGAGGCAATAAATGTACAAACAGACAACAGCAGTCAAGAAACTACTGAGCTTAACGAAGAGAATTAAAGGTGTTGCCGGTGGTACCTCAGCCAGTAAGACAGTATCTATTATCCAGATACTCATACATAAGGCTCAGACTGATAAGGTTGCTACACTTACTAGCATTACTTCTGAGTCCGTACCTCATCTAAAACGTGGAGCAATGAGGGATTTCCTCAATATTATGCAGGCTCATAACTACTACAAAGATGATCGCTGGAATAGATCAGACTTTACTTATACATTCGAGACAGGTTCTAAGATAGAGTTCTTCTCACTAGATATGCCCCACAAGGTACGTGGGCCTAGGCGTGACAGACTTTTAATCAATGAGGCTAACAACATACCCAAAGAAACCTTTGAGCAGTTAGAAGTCCGTACTAAGGAAGAAGTTTGGCTAGACTGGAATCCAACCCGGGAGTTTTGGTTTTACACAGAATACAAAGACAAACCTAACGTAGACTTTATTATCCTTACTTACAAAGACAACGAAGCCTTAGATCCTAACATTGTAGCCTCAATAGAATCACGCAAAGACAATAAGACTTGGTGGACAGTATACGGTGAAGGCCAACTAGGTGAGGTAGAGGGTAAGATATACAGCAACTGGAAGCTAGACGTTGACTTGCCACACGAAGCCCGGCTAGAGCGCAGAGGGTTAGACTTTGGCTATTCACAAGATCCTGCTTGCCTAGTAGATATCTATTCATACAATGGTGGATACATTATAGATGAACTGTTGTTCAGGACTGGTATGAAGAATAGACAGTTAGCTGATACGTTACTAAACCAACCAGACCCTAATGTAATGTGTGTAGCTGACTCAGCCGAGCCTAAGAGTATCGACGAGATGACAGAGTATGGCTGTAACGTAGTAGGTGCTAACAAAGGACAGGGATCAGTCAGTCAGGGTATACAGTGGGTGCAGAGCCAGCAGATAAGTGTCACCAAACGCTCACACAACGTGCGTAAGGCTTACCAGAACTATATGTGGAAGACAGACCGAGATGGCAAGATACTAGGCGTACCAGACCATTACATGAGTGATGCTTGCGATGCTATACGTTATGGGTTAGAAACCTTTAGACCCCGGCAAGAACGACCACCAGCTAAGGTGGTAGGAACGTTTGACGTTTTTACAGGTCGCCGCCTCGATTGAGTTATACTACTACACATTAGACTAATAATGTGATAAACTATATGTATGATATGTGAAGTTAAAAACTGTAATAATAAAAGTCTTGCTCGTAAGATGTGCAACACGCACTATTTACGTTGGCAACGATATAAAGATGTTAATGCGACCAAGTTAATCAAGGGTGACCACAGCAGAAGGTTTTGGACTAAAGTTCAAAAGACTAACAACTGTTGGAACTGGACTGGCTCAACATGGGGTAAGGGATATGGCAAGTTTACAATAGACGACAAATCTATAGCAGCACACCGCTTCGCCTACCAAGATATAGTTGGTGACATACCAGAAGGACTACAACTAGATCATTTATGTATGAATAAGTTGTGTGTCAATCCAGCCCATCTAGAACCAGTCACTAATAGAGAAAACCAATATCGCGCATTCAGAAAAAGAGGTGCTTGGCCAATACAGATGAGAAAAACTCAAACGGTTACATGCCAAGTCTGTAATAAAGATTTTCAATCAATTATGTTTGAACGAACTAAGTATTGTGGCAACTCTTGTAGATGTAAAGCTCAACGACGCCGTGTTCTTACAAAGCCTTGACTAAAGTGCTAGGCTTATGGTATATTAGATGGGCACACTAACAAAACAAAACTTACAAGAACTCCCTTTGCGACTGGGAGTTTTTGTTATTGACAATATAAGCGTGAAGCGGTATGCTATCAAGTAGAGAGGGTGAATTATGTCTATTGAAACATATCAAACACGAGACTTACCATTGGCTGCCTTCCTCGTGTACAATCAAATGGAAATGCTGGGTTCAGCAACAACGTCTAAGCCCGGTAGTAATATGATTGTCTTTATTGATAGACCTGATCGCCCCGACCTTATAAAAGCTTTTGATAATGATGCAGAAGTGCCTGCTAAGATATATGCCAAATGTATCCATCAGGTAGGTAAAGCCGTCAGAAAGCCGGTAGAGCTATGACTTTAGGACTAGGCATGATCGTAAAAGATGAGGTAGAAGCCTTTGAGCAGATACTTATTAGCGTCTACGACCAGATAGATAAATGCTTTCTAACAGTCACCAGTGAATCACGCCAAGATGAGTTCGAAGACCTAATCGAGAAGTATCCTAAACTAAAGGTTAGTTATTTTCACTGGGTAGCTGACTTTGCGAAGGCTCGCAATTATAACCTAAAACAAATAGATACCGACTACTGGTTTTGGCTAGACTCCGACGACAAGATACTACACGCTGACTTCTTACCTGATATGGTAGAGAAAATGGACAGAGATAACCTTGATGTAATCTTCTGGTCTTATAACTACATGCAGAACGAAGCAGGTGAATGTATGGCCTTACACGATAGAGAACGCTTAATAAGACGCTCACACCCTTTCAAATGGGTTGGTGCTGTACACGAGACTCTAATAGGTGATCAGCCCGCAGGCTCATACGATGACAGAATCATAGTCAAACACAACAAACATGTTGATGATGTATCTCAGAGCAGCGAACGTAATCACAAGATACTACTAAGAGAATATAAAAAGATTAAAGACCCACGCACTGCTCATTACTTAGGTCTATCTTACTTTGGATTAAAAAAGTACGACAAGTCTATTGAGAAGTTCCTAGAACACATCGAGACAAGTGGTTGGGATGAAGAACGCTACCGCAGCTGGTGTAAGATTGCCGAGATACATATAATCACAGATAACCTTGCTAAGGCCCACGCTGCTGCAAGTGCTGCTATTGACCTACTACCTAGTTATCCAGACGCTTACTACATAAAGGCTCAGATAGCCTACGCCAAAGAAGAGTGGAGTCAAGTAATTGACTGGATGAACACTGCCATATCTAAACCGCAACCAAAGACATTCTCTATCATTGACCCGTCTACTCCAATAAGATGTTTAATATATGCAGCAGTAGCCTACACTCACAAGCTAGAGCCGGTGAACGCTTACGAAACACTTGCAGCCGCTCTCAAGCAATCGCCACGCAACTCAGACGGTAACTACTGGCTACCGCTAATGAAATACAACTACGATGAACACCAAGCCATTAAAAACATCAGTGAATTAGCTAAGTTTCTAAGCGACAACAAAGGTAGTACAAGCAAACTATTTAGTTCACTACCTGCAGATATGACAATGGATGCTAGAATCAGCAAGATAAAACAACAATATACTAAACCAGTTGTATGGTCAGATAAGAGCCTTGTATTCTTCTGTGGACCAACCAACGAGGTATGGGGGCCAGATACTCTTAAAGATGGTATGGGTGGATCAGAAGAAGCCATTGTCTATCTAACCCGGGAGCTTGCACTACTAGGCTGGGAAGTCACCGTTTACAACGAGAGAGATGATGAGTACATAGACATAGTTGAGCACACTACAGACTTTGTAGATGGTGAACTAAGAGAAGGCGGAGCTGTTGTCAGATACGTACCCTGGAATACAATCAACACTAAAGATACATTTAATAAGCTAGTGATATGGCGAGCACCAGAGCTTGCGAGTGAGTTCATTGCTAAGCAGATAGTGGTAGATCTACACGATACAATCCAACCCGAGAGATTAGAAAAGGTCAAAGACTTGGTTGATACGTTCTTTGTAAAGAGTGCTTACCACCGCAGTCTGTACCCGGACTACTTATCGACAAAAGCTAACTTTAAGATAGTAGGTAACGGAATCAAGAAAGGACAGTTTTGAAAAACAATTACTACATACTAATAGATACAGCTGATGTTGATGTCTGCAAAAGACTAGGGCCGTTCCTCACGCTCAGTGAAACCTTTGGCATACAACTTAAGTACCCCGGCTCTTTGATGGTTAAAGAAGTAATAACAAAGATTGTAGAGGAAAGATGAAGATTATAGAGACAGGCTACGGACTATTTGTTAAGCGTTGGGGCAAGATATACGAGTACGTTGGTACCGCATGGATGGAAGTACCACGACTGACTGCTAAAAAGACCGCTAAGCTAAACCGCAAGATAGAGAAACTCAATGAAGAATAGCGTTGGATATTTCTCAAGTTATGACCGTGGCTTAGAATGCCTTTTGAAGATGTGGCCAGAGGTACTCAAACAACTACCAGAAGCTACGCTAGACATCTACTACGGTTGGGACACGTTCGATAAGGTACACGCCAAGAACCCAGAGCAAATGCGCTGGAGGTTTAAGATAACCCAACTAATCAACAGCCTAGATGGTGTTACCGAGAACGGTAGAGTAAGCCACCAAGAACTAGCTAAGGTTATGAAAGAGATTAAAGTCTGGGCATATCCTACTGAGTTTACTGAGATACACTGCATCACTGCACTTAAAGCTCAAGAAGCTGGTTGTATACCTGTTACCACCGGCTGTTACGCCCTAGAAGAAACCGTACAAGACAACACCTACACCGTTAAGTGCGAAGACATCTACACTAATGTGAATAAACAGAGAGAATATGTGGATAAACTAGTCGAAGCTTTGAAGAGTGACCACGTAACTAAACCTGTGGATAACGTTGATTGGGCTGATGTAGCCAAAGTCTGGGATAAGGCATTTAGATGAGAGTAGCTGTTGTTGCCATAGCACTTAATGAAGAGCGTTTCATTGGTCCATGGTTGCAGCATATACCTGATTGGGTGCTCACTAAATGTGTTTTAGTTAGTGAGAAGCCTTGGTTTGGTGATGAAAATGTCTTTAGAGATGATACTTACGAGATAGCCGAGACTAACGGTGCTATGGTAGTTAAAAGACCATGGGCTAATGAAGAAGAACAGCGTAACTTCGGACAAGACTTATTTGGTGACTACGACTGGGTAATAGTGCTAGACCCTGATGAGTTCTTAGATGATGCTAACTGGGATAAGCTAAAGAAACTGATAGACTCTAACCCACCTAACACTGCCTTTGTAGTAGATCATCAGTTAACTTACTGGAAAGATGGTTGGGTTGCTGACCCGCCAAAAGATTACCAACAACTTATTCTAGTGAAGCCCGGTGTGAGGTTTGTAGATAAACGAGTAGTTGATAGCAGTTACGCAACAGCCCCGGTATTCATCCACCACTTTAGCTGGGCTAGAACCGACATGGAAGTATACGAAAAGATAACCCACTACGCCCACGCTAACGACTTTGATACTGTTAAATGGTTCAACGATGTATGGAAGACCTGGAAACCAGGCGTGCAAGACGTACACCCGACTACACCTGATACACTGCACGACTTTATTAAAGCTGATCTACCACCAGAGCTAGAAAGGTTGAACCTGTGGCCTACAACATAAACCACGCTAATATAAAAGACTGGGCAAGAGATTATAACGGTGAACCGTTTGACGCTATACTTTGCGACCCACCGTACGAGCTAGGCTTTATGGGCAAGTCGTGGGATAGCTCAGGCATAGCTTTTGATAGCGATATGTGGGCAGATTTATTTAAGTTAGTTAAACCAGGCGGACACCTACTAGCATTTTCAGGCTCAAGAACCTATCACCGAATGGCAGTAGCAATAGAAGATGCAGGGTTTGAGATTAGAGATATGATTGAGTGGGTGTATGGTAGTGGATTCCCAAAGAGTCTGAACATAGGTAAAGCTGTAGATAAGAGTATGGGCGAACAACGCAGACGAATCAAAGTACCTGAAGCAGCCAAAGATAGCGTGGACTATGGTAAGTACAGTGGTGAAATAGATGACAATACCCCTATTACTGAAGAAGCAACTTACTGGAACGGCTACGGTACAGCTCTTAAACCAGCACACGAACCTTGTGTACTAGCTCGTAAACCATTAGAAAAAGGTATGACAGTCGCTAATAACGTCTTAAAACATGGTACTGGTGGATTAAATATAGATGGGAGTCGGGTTGATGGTGCACCACGAATGACACACAAAGACGGCAATATGAGTGCAACAAGCATTTATCAGCAAGGTAGTAGCTATGACGCAGACGCTAAGAATGACAGACGAGATAACCCTACAGGCAGATTCCCTGCAAACCTAATCCACGATGGCTCTGATGAAGTAGTAGGGTTGTTTCCTGATACGAAGGGAGGAACTGCGGTCAGGCACAACTCTGGCGGTAAAACATTTGGTGGTGAGAACGAAAAACCAGTAATGGAAGACTTGGGCTATGGCGACTCAGGTTCCGCAGCTCGCTTCTTCTACACAGCTAAAGCCTCTAAGAGTGAACGTAATGCAGGGCTAGAGGGGATGCCAGATATAGAACAGCACGGTCACTACGCACAAGATGAGTGGTCAAGACAGAATATGGGTAATACACCTGACGCCAAACGAGAACCTACAAAGAATAACCACCCAACAGTCAAACCGTTAGCACTAACTAAATACCTAGCCAATCTAATCAAACCACCAACAGGCGGTAGGCTCTTAGTTCCGTTCAGTGGCTCAGGTTCAGAGATGATTGGTGCGTTACAAGCTGGCTGGGAGTATGTTGAGGGCGTAGAACTTACTGAGGAGTATATACCTATTGCAGAAGCTAGAATTGAATACTGGCTAGATAAAATGAGTAAAGAACAGTTGGAAATGCTATGAAACTAAATCTAGGATCAGGCAATACTAAGCTAGACGGCTTTATATCTGTAGACAAGTACGATAAGGCTGCTGACGTACAGGCAGACATTACCGAGCTACCATACGAGGATAACAGCGTAGATGAGATAGTAGCCTACCAGGTAATAGAACACGTACCATACAATCTTAATCAGAAGATGTTTGAAGAGTTTTATCGAGTGCTGAAAGAGGGTGGCACTTGTATACTTGAAACACCTGACATAGATGTAATCTGTAAGTTTATACTAAGAGATGGAATAACAGATCAATGGCGACACAACCTAGTAGGTGAGTACCACAGACCATGGGACAAGGATAGATACGACGACTGGGAACATAACGCTGGTAGTATCCACCGCAACCCGTGGAACTTCGCACTGATAGAACAGTACGCTCTAAACGCTGGGTTTAAGGTAGTAGCTCGCCGAGACCCTGACTTCTACCCGGTCGAAGAAAATATGAGTGTGGGGTTAGTTAAATGAAAGTATCTGTAATCATACCAGCCTATTATATAGACCAAGACTTTGTTGAGATGACACAAGACTGCGTAAACTCTGTTAGATCAACCTGCAAACCTGATGAGATTATTGTAGTCGATGATGGTTCGCCGGTTAAGGGTGAGATAGATTTTGCTACTAACATACGCCTACCAGAGAACAAGGGCTATGCCGGTGCAGTTATAAAGGGTTATGAACACGCAGAGGGTGATGTGTTGATAATCTTAAACAATGACACGCTTGCAGTAGAGGGCTGGTACGAGGGCTTACTTGATCCGATTAAACAGGGCTACGACATAGTATCTATTCGCACTAGCGACAGTGATGGCTACGATAAAGAAGAAAAGATTACTGAAGGTGATAAGTTCGGTAGCTGTTGGGCAATTAGAAGTACAGTCTGGCACGATTTAGGTGGCCTATCAAAAGAGTTTGGTCGTGGATACGCTGAAGACCTAGACTTATGGAAAAGAGCCAAGCAGAAAGGCTACAGAATAGCCAAAAATCATAATGCTGTTATATTTCACGAGGGTAAAAAAACATTTAAGGCAGTAGATCCAGACGATAGCTACTACATAGAAGCCCTTATGAAGTACAAAGATAAACATGGAACAATAGACTGATGAGAAAACTAGCACAATCTATCGCATTTATATGCAACCCTGTGTTTACTTATGAAGAAGATGGTTGGTCACCGCACGATACCTTTCTTGCCGGCACAGAAGAGAGCGTTCGAGAGTGGGCTACTAACATAAAAGAACTAGGTTATGACGTAACCGTATATTATAATGGTGAGCCTACCGAGTATATGGGTGTAAGCTACGAAGACTATATTGATTACGTGCCACACGACAGAGAAATAAACGTAAAGTACCTAGACTTCGAACACGCTGACGATAAGAATGTTTGGTACCTAACTAACGAGACAGACATAGCAGATAAAGATGTCAGTCGCTTTGCCGGGGTTATATTCCCATCTAAGTATGCGCTAGACAACCTAGGGTTTCATGGCAATGTTAAAGTAGTGCCACATGGTTATAATGAAAAGAATATCTACCCTGATACTAAAACAAAATACCAATGTCTGTACGCTTCAAGCCCTGATAGAGGCTTTGATGAACTAGAACGACTATGGCCACAGGTAGTAGAGTTAGAGCCAAGAGCCACACTGCTTGTGACTTACGGTATAGAACCAAGAGATATGCCTAATACATTATTCTTAGGTGAGGTAGAAGATGAGCTAATGAGTCAGTTGTTTAGAACCAGTGACTTCTGGCTGCACCCTTGCATAGGCGGAGAGTTATTCTGTATGAGCGCAGTAAAGGCTCAGGTAGCTCAAGCTATACCTGTGATCTACCCGACTATGGCACTAGCAGAGACTGTAAGATACGGTATAAGATGTGATAAAGATAATTTTGTTGAGAGACTTGTGGCAATTATGCACGACAAAGCTCACCAAAAGATACTAAGATATAAGTTAGCTGTTGAACCCTTTAGTGATTGGGCCGATAGCACCGATAAACTAATAAGAGCAATAGGAGCAATAAAATGAATGACGAAGTAGTAGTAACGCCAAAAGATGATGGAGTATCTGTCACAGTTAGTTCAGCTACAGCCCCGGTGCAAATAGAGAGTATCAAAGTGGCTAACATGCTAGGTATACCAGAAGCAGACAAAGATCAGACCGTGCAAGCTAAGTTTATAAGTGATTACTTTCATAAAGAGGGCATGACCGATGCAGACCTCATGTATGCAATAAAAAGTGTTGAGAACCGACTAGGAGCGCTCAAGTTGGGTGAATCTAGGCTAAGCAAGGTATATGAATACGCTAGAATAAGGCAAGACATAGAAACTAACCAGAAGTTATTAAACGAGCTATGAAGATAAAAGTGCAATTTGAACACAGTGAATACGTATATGAACTACCAGCCGATCGTGTTGTAGAATATCTACCAATCACCATTGAAGAACTGCAAACAGCTTGTAAAGAAGTAATTAAGAGGATTTAATGGCAACATCAAACTTTAACTCATCAGGACAGCTTAATCAGCTAGAACATGACCCAGAAAACCACGCTAAAAGGGTAGACAATTATGTATGGAATGGTTCTGCATGGGTTAGAGACAGCGGCGGCAGCGCTGCTAGCTCAACTGCAGCTAGTGACTTGTTTGGTAGTGCAATGTCAGCAACCAATTTTAACCAGATTGAAATAGATTTTTCTTCAACTGCTGCACATTTACTTACAGAATTAACAACTACAGCTACAAGTGGCGGTAGTGCCTCAGTAGCAAATGGACAAGCCACACTCACCACAGGTGCAAATACTAATGGCGGTTTCAAAGCTGTAAGCAATCTATCTACAGAATATCGCCCAATGTCTGAAACTTATGCAGCTTTTTCAACAATATTTACAGCAGGCTTAGCAAACTCTTACCAAAGAATCGGACTTTATAATACAAACAATGGTTTCTTTATAGGTTTTGAGGGTACATCTTTTGGAGTAACTCAACGTACATCAGGAGCAGATACGACTATTGCTCAAGCTAGTTTTAGTGAAGATACTCTTACTGGTGTGAGTACTTCTACATTTACTCGCAATGGTACACCAGAAGCTTTGAACATTGCAAAAGATAATCTTTACAGAATACGCTTTGGTTGGCTAGGTGCAGCACCAATTTATTTTGAAGTATTTAGTCCTGATGGTGAGTGGGTAGTATTCCACAAGATTAAACACCCAAATAGTTCTACACTACCCTCAATTGCAGAACCTAATCTGCCTATTACAATGGACATTAAAAAGACTACTGGTGGTGCTACTGTATTAAACATATCCACAGCTTGTTGGGCCGCTGGGACTACAGCTCCACCCACTGCTCAAGAAACCAAGTATGGCATATCTGATATAGAAGCAACAGCCACTTATAAGTACTTTGGATTTCAAAGTGGCAACCAATACTGGTATATAATGAGAAAGACAATAGCAACTAAGAAGTTTGAGTATGTAGCAGGTGCTTCGGCTTATTCCACCGCCTGGACTAACCGAGCCACACAAACTTATACAGATTATGCAACAGCATTTTAGAAAGGAGTAATATGATAGCAAAAATAACATCAAAGTCAGAGCTAACACTAAACCTTACACAGCATTTTGTGTTTGATATTTTAGATGGCGATACACCAATTCTAACTAGCCAAGTAGTAGAAGCTGTACCATCTAACGCTGAAGCTGAAATCAAAAGCCATTTAGACGCATTCGTAGCAGAGTATGAAGTATCTGAAAGCATTGAAGTCGGAACGGAGATAAGCTAATGGCACTCAGAACTTTTGTATCTGCTGGGTCATATGATACTCATGTTGGAACAACTACTATATCTACATCAACAACAAATATAACTGCTGCTGGTGTGACCAGTGCTGGCTTTACTGCACCTAATCTTGTCAACGCCGCCACAGGTGCGTGGGTATATATTGGCACTATTCCAACAACTATAAATGTAATTGTAGAATTGCAAGAGTCAACAGTCACAAAAGCAACAGCCACAATGAACAACGCAGATATTAAACTTGGCTGGAATTATGCCAGATTTGGTACTCCGTATGTATTTGCTACTCTT